TAGAGGAGCCGCAAAAGAATGGGCTACAAAGACATCTGGGACTGTAGACACTACTGAATATTCAGCAAAGCATTACGCTAATGCTGCTGCAGCAAGTGCTAGTGATGCCGCCGCCGCAGCAGCTGCCAGTCAATGGAGTGATGTTGTTTATGTCGATAATTCTGATTCACCTGTCTCCATTTCAGATTCTGATACTGGAACACTGTACTCAGTTGATACTTCTGGCGGCGCTGTTACTTTTAACCTTCCTGCAATAAGCGCATTGACTCTATCCTCTGCATGGTCGATAGGCATAAAAAAAACAACCAGTGACTCAAATGACATAACAGTAAACAGAAATGGCACAGACACCATTGACGGTAACACTTCCAAAGTTATCAGCAGACAGTATCAAGGAGCTTCTTTTGTGCCTGATTCAGATGGCACCCCTGATGATTGGACTTCTTTAGGTTTTGGAGAGGTGCCAATTGATGGGGCAATAGTTGGGACTACTGATACTCAGGTGTTAACAAACAAAACTTTTGACGATGAAGTTGTAATGAAGGAGATAGCCACTCCCTCTACTCCAGCTTCAGGATACAAAGCCATCTACCCAAAGGCCGATGGCAAACTCTACACTTTAAACGATGCAGGCGAAGAGGTTGAAGTCGGCTCTGGCGGCTCAGGGCAGGGTGCTATCAACTACATTAAGAACCCTAACTTTGAAGTCAATGAAGATGATGTTGTCGATTCCGGTGCTGATATTACAATTGGTCTAGATTCCTCAACTCCACTTAGGGGCACTCAATCACTAGAGGTCACAATTGCTTCAACGGCCTCAACGGCTGATTTCTTTGACATTGAGATGGATGACTTAGCTGAGGCTGATCTTGGTAAGCCCATGTTCATAAGCTTCGATGTTAGAACCGATGCTAACTATACAGCCGACGATGTTCAGTTTGTGCTTAGAGACTTTGATGCTGGAGAGGATATCTTGTTTTATGGCGGCAATAGCTCGGGCTCAGGAAAATTAGGTGCGGCGAGTACAGCAACAAAGTTCAAGGCTGTCGCCTACATAAATAACACAAGTAATTCATTCTCACTCAGAGGAAATGTATTAAGCGCTCCTTCTAGTGATGCGGTGATAACACTCGATAACATTGAGGTCGGTCCTCAGGCTTTGATTGATTCTCCGATTGTTAGTGACTGGATTGATTTTACTCCAACTGGAACTTGGACTACTAACTCAACCTATACTGGTCAGTATAGGCGAGTAGGAGATACGGCAGAAATACACTATAAGGTAGCGCTAAGTGGTGGTGGACCAAACTCTTCTGTTTTGCGTTTCTCTCCACCGCCAGGACTAACTCCTGACACATTAAAGATGAGCCTTATTTCAAACGAAAGCGCTGTGGGCGAAGGACATGTTTTAAACTTTGGTTCTGCAAGATACAATACATTTGTTCATTATACAGATTCAACTGGAGACTTTCTTGTTAAAGTTGGAGATGCGTCATCTACCTATGAAACAAGCACTAACGTTACCGAGAGTGTTCCGGTGTCTTTTGGCAGTACAGACTCCGTAGAGGTGACAGTAAGAGTCCCTATAGAGGAGTGGGCAAATCAGTCTGCGGTGCTTTCTGATAAAGAGCTTCTTAATGAAACAATTAAATTTAGAGCAACATTAAGCGCGGTGCAAAGCGTAATGTCAGCATCAAGTACAGTTATCGAGTTTGACGAAACTGATTTTGATAAAGTCGGTGGGTTTAACGATGTAACGCATATCTACACTGTTCCCAAAACTGGATACTATTTGGTAAATGCTGGAGTTTATTACAACAACGTAACGGCAAATGAAGCAATTAGTTTTTTAATTCAACAAAACGGTTCAACAATGTCTGGCGGTTTTGCTAGGGCAGCAAGTGCCACCGACAACGGAAATTTAAAAATTAACGATATAAAGTTTTTAAATAAAGGCGATGAAATTAGGGCTGTTATTGACTCTACAGCAGATACTTCTTATGAAGTGCAAAACGCTCAGCATTTAACTTATTTTGCTTTAGCAGAGCTTCCCGATCTCACAGTGTATTCAGTTTATGGGGAACCACTAAAAACACAGACAAAGTTTTTGACAGCTGACATAACGTCAAACACAACTATGTCGGATCTGACATTTAGTAAGTTGACGATTGGTCAGTGGTATAAGGTCCATTTACAGGTTAGAATTTCTACTACTTCTGGATCAGATAACGTAAACGTTGATATAACTCATGACTCATCAACTATTGGTAGGGCTTCTTCTGGGCTTAATGCTTCAGCTGGAGTCGTCGCAAGTACGGAGAATACTGATATAGAATTCCAGGCTACAGCTACTTCTTTGACGTTTGTATCTGATTCAGTTGGTGCAAGCTCTGCAATCGAAGGCAATAGTTCAAAAACTAAAACATGGGCTGAGTTGTCAGAGATACAGCCTAAACAAGAAACGAATGCGTGGTAACATCAAAAATAAGGAGATAAGAAATGGGATTAAGAGAAGAATTAGGCGGCAAATTAGAGGACATGTTAAACAAAGCTATCGACAACATTAGTCTAGAAGACCTTAAGGCGAAGCTTCATAAGGAAGTTGACAAGATTGTTGATGAGCACATCGGCACACTTACATACAAACTAAAAGCTGATGTTATAGACCTAATCGACGGTGAAGACGATATCAAGTAATGATTGATAGAATTATAATTTCTTTATCTGGCAAGCTAATCGATATGCTTGCTAAATACATTGAGGGCCTTGGTGAGAAGTACAGGGATCGCAAAGAACTAGAAAGAGAAAAGGAACAAAGGCTTGAGGAAATTAAAAAAGCACAGAGCAAGGTTGATCGCATTAAGTCTGCTTTGGATATTCTTAACAGTCGCTCTAAGTAGTTGCGTTAGATTCCCCAAAAGACCTAACGGCTTTGTGTATCATGTAGATACTAAGTCCGGTGTAGCGTATCAGTTCTCAGTTCCACAAACTGCCAGGGGTGACTTTAAGTATACAGGCAAAAACTTGTCGATTGAAAAAATGGATAAGTTTTTTTGCGTAAGTCCTTCATATCAGCTTGATTTACAGTTCTGGGTTCAAGACGTAGTAGACATTTCAAAGAAGAGGTGTGAATGACACAGGATTTACTTGAGAAAATTATGCCCCAGCTTATTAGCCCAATGGCGGTGATTGCTATTGGATATATTATTAAGTCGAAGCTTGGGCAGATCGACCAAATCTCGGCGCTTTTGGTTAAGCTTCAGGCTATAGAAGAAAAGATATCAGAGCTTAAAGTTAAACTAGACTCAATGGATAAACATCGTGAAGAGTTTATTGTGTTGAAGTCTGAGGTTAAGACGCAGTGGCAAAGGTTTGATGAGCTAAAAGATAGGGTAAAGGGCATTCAGATATGAAGCTTGTTTTCTTAATATTTTTTATGTTCATTTTAGCCTGCAACATACTTCAGTTAAGATCGTTTGCAGACATATATGGTAAATTAAAGGTGATAGAAAAGCGGCTTGATACCGTTGAAGTTTATAAGGGTTTGGAGTAGGTAATGGATATTAATTTAAATGAGAAGATAACAGACAACTTTAAGTGGCGTGAAATGCTTTACTGCCCTCAGTGGAATGTTCACGCATTTCCCCTTTCACAAATGCACAAGGAAAATATTATTGATGTTTGTGAAACACTTGAAAATATTCGAGACATTCTTAACTCCCCCCTTAAAATAACAAGTGGATACAGGCCGAGAAGGTATAATCAGTTGATCGGCGGTGCCGTGGAGTCGTATCACATGCAGGGATTAGCTGCAGATTTTATCCCAACAAAAGCCTCCGTTCATAAGGCTAAAATTGCACTAATTGAGTTTTTGCCTGACCTTCAATGCCGAATGGAAGATAATGGCAAAGGCGGCTGGATTCATATTGATTTAGCAGCGCCTGGGCCTGGTGGTAGATTCTTTAAGCCATAGCTATTTAAGGTTATCAATAAGGGTTACGCTAAACTCATTGTCAATCTCATCCACATCAAAAACAAAATGACTTAGATTACTAAACACCTTGCTGATGCAATACCTGCGCGTATTGAAGTATATTCCATACGATCCATGCTCAAGTTCAAATTCAACATAGTCATCACCTTCTAGTGTTACGTCATGAAGTATGGTGTCTGGATCTTCTATATTGTAAACCTGTATCTCGTAAGAAGCTGAACAAGAGTTTACGTTGTACGAGGTTATATAGATATAGGACTTCTCATGGACAGTATCTGAGCCATTATTAGATTTACAGCCTACTGCGAATAATATAAGTATATATAAAATAGTATGTCTCATGCATACCCTATCGGCGCGATTCGATAAAGCTTTAGTGCTAATTTGAGACAATATTTAAATAAATGGACGGCTACCCCTCATCTCATCCTTGATACTGAAAGAGTAGCCTAGCGCCGCACATAAATCCATTATATGGAATAGTGCTAAATTTGCCCAGGCATAATTATATTAGGATGCTCCTTTTTCCACGTTTCTTTTTCCATTGCCATTTGATATTTTCTAATAGCCGCTATTGCTACCCCTGCAACATTGTAAGCTTGTGTTGCTTCTTGAGGATCTTTCAGAACATCCCTTATCTGACTCGCTGCTGGTGTTACTGTAGTTGAGAATTTACCATTATCTAGATCCTCAATTATTATCTCTATCCTTGCCATTTTCTTTTCCCTTCTTTGTGTATTCTCTTTTCCATTGAGCTTTTGATTTACATTTAATATTACAATACAGCGTATTATGATGCCTGTTTCTTAGTAACTTAAAACACCAACCGCATCTTTTATCCACCGTATGTGGGGCCAAATGTTTCAGTGTGTTTGGAGTCGTTTAATGTCTCATCGCTTGCTCCCAACATCTCATCGACTTGCTTTAGGGCTTCTTCGCAAATATCCTGATACCACATTTGGCTACATGGACTATCTGCCTTCGAATCACATATGTGCTCGTTTATACCTTCCAAAGCCCCATACAGAACCTCAACTATTTCTTTGAGGGAGTTTGCGCCAGCTAGGTGCGGCTCCAAAATCGTGGTTCTTTCGTGTGTACACTTTTCATCTTCCATCACGCCTCCTGTTAATTTATAACACCACATATTTTCGCCACTTTTAACGCTATTTTGTATGACTCAGCATCCGTATTTTTTAATTCGGGATTAGCTTCAAAGGCTTCAAGCTGAAACTTAACCTCAGCTATTCTTTTTGCTCGCTCCTCTTTGGAGTCGTTTTTTATGTATGATAAGTCCATGTAAATTATTCCTTTTCAGTGCTTTGCTTGTTAAGACTCTGCTATGGAGTCGGTATTGTTTTCAAGACTATCGGGCAATACGTTCACCAAAGAGTCTATCGCCCCAGCTTGAAAGCCAGAAAGTCCGATCTTTGGATATTCGCCGTACATTTTTTTAAATAACCCACCAACAACAACTGCTGCCGAATAGCCACACCCGCTATCATCTTGTAAGTTTGCAACTATGTGCTTTTCTATTTCTTCTTTTGTCCATTTTTTCATATCAAATCCTTTGTTAAGACTCTGCTATTGAGTCAGTAAAAATTGCATGAGTACGCTCGGTTAATTCTTGCAACCATGTGCCCGATTTATAGGAAGCCATCCTGCGCTCATGCAAACCTAAAATGTTAAAATGTGGCTACTTAGCCTTACTTCTTTCCACAAAACCATTTCTGTAAATATAACAGTCAGGTATTAATACCCAAGCGCCTCTGTAATTTTCAGGTAAAGCGTCTCTATGTTGCTTTCTGCCTTTTTGCATTTCGGCATTATCAAATGACCAGCACTTCTTTTGACCACCCAAACCACAATGATAGTCCTCATTATAGCAACCATGACAGTCCGTTCTTTTGATTTTCCTGCTCAATTCAAACCCCTTGCTATGTTAATTAGTCGCTATCAATAGCAGTTAAAAGTTCACGGTTTCTTTTTACAAGATCATTCCACTCTTTTGCAGTTGGATAACCCCGAGTTCTATTCTGTTTGTCTATTAGATTAATTATTTCTAATGCAATTTTTAATTTTTTAGAGTCAGACATGGGTCCCCCTTATGTTAATTACCCGCCACAAACCATGTAAAGCTGTGGCTCATTTGTCTTGCCCACTAGTTGCCCCTATTCCCAAGCGCCGCAGACACCTCGCTAAACATCTTGGCTTGCGATCTATTTAACACCTGCATGTCGCTAATCTGAGATAATAGAAATTGATTGGTGCGCCTCAACGCCTCAAGCTCACTCTTCATTTTGTCAACTTCACTTGGCTTTGCTACTTTTTTTGTTTCTGACATTTTATTTCTCCTTGTTATGTTTTTATATGTTAATTAACCACCGCCGGATCTGTTGGTGCTTTCACCAATCCAAGGGCAAGAATGGGCTCACCCCAACATAAACGCCCAGCAAAAAGCTCACCGCTGCTGTAAAAAATATTTCCCACTTCATTTATGGTCCCTATTAATTAAGTCCTCAGACCTGTTATATTCTGCGCCTTCAACTATTTCCAGCTTATGCTCTTCAAATTTTGGCCGAATCCATTCGGCTAAATCATCAAGTGAGGTTTCGAGCTCACTTTCTACAAACTCATTAGGGTAATACATGTGGCGCCCGCTTTTATTTTCGATTCGAACACCTTCGAACACAACATCATGTGTGTTATTGTATGCATTCCATTGAATATCACAAATGATGCTGACTCTGTAGCTGCTGTCTAAAGTACAAAAAGGACTCTCGAAGGCAGTCCCATGCCATGCATATTCAGCCATCTTTCCCCACCTTTTTTGATACTGTTGATTTACATTTGGGGCAGTTGTATAATTTTAAGTTATCCATTCTGCCAATATAATATTTCTCTACCGTTTTAAAGGTATGTCCACAGCTGCATTTTTTCATTATTCGCCACCTTCCATATATAGTTTTTCGTATGCTTCAACATTTTTAATTGGATACAAGACTGGAGATCTTTTTGATAATCCAAGCTTAATGTATTTAGGCCCCTTGTTATCTTTGCGCCACAGATACAGCGTCATGGGGTGCAGTCCCCACCTCTCTGCCAGCTGCTTTGTTGTTAGGTGTTTTTTTTGTGAGTCTCTTTTAGATGAGTTCTTACTCATATCGGAACCTCATCTTCAGAGACTGAATTATTGGCTGATGGCTGAACATTGATAACCTCGCCATCATCTGACTCCCCAACTAAGTCTCTCAGCCTGGATGACGTTTCAGCAGGACGCTCAGGCTCATTTATATTTTTCTCAGACTCATTGGCTGACTTATCACTCTTTAGATCATAAAAATCATTATCACTATCCATGGCCATATCTAAGTCTGTACTGCTTGGCAGTCTTTTATAGAGTCTTTTAATGGCTGACTTACGAATCATTTCTGATCTAAAAGGCCCTTTCCACGGAGTGTTGTTACCTCTGGACGTTTTCTCAATAGCTAGAATATCTTCATTCGTTAAAACCTCAATATATGTTCCACCGTCTTTTGTTACAGCCATAGCGTAGACTGCTATTGTGTCTCCGCGCTCAGAAAATAAATTCGGTTTATGCTTTATGTGCTCACCATCCGAATCAATCCAATATTCGAAATCATCATTTTTATAAACAATATTACTGTTTATGGATTTAATTTCACCTGAGTTTCTAGCTAGCTTCATTAAGCCCTTAACCATAGGCATGAATTTAGCCTGATCCTTGAACGGCACAAGAGCCGCCTCCTCTCCATTAGGCATTAACCCTGCCTGACTACACTTAACTAACTCTCCATATAGACTTCTGCGATCACATTTAAGTAATTGCGGGCTTGTCTGAATTGCCGTCATGGCTGTTCGTATAAACTTCTTTGGGTTTATGTGGCCTGGCAGTGCTTGTTTAAACTGATCTTCCATTTTCATCAGTGATGTTCTGATTTCATCTGCTGGCGATAATTGTTTGCTCATTTTGTCTCTCCCTTTTTCTTGTTTTTAAAAACCCTAAAGTTGCGATAGCTTTTCCTGGTAAAGCTTACCTGTGATTCACCGACAATGCCTGCAGATATAGAGAACCCATCTCCTTTGACTTTTTCAGCGTCTCCTATTTTCGTTAACAGCTCAGCTTTGATAGCTTCTTTTTCTTTTTTCATTTCTTTTTCTGCACTGGCAAATTTATTATAAAGCTCTACCAACAGTCCAATGTCATCATCTCCAACTGCATCAATGATTTTCCCAGGCTCAGCCATGTTATATAGTTCGCTTATAAATGCGGCATCACGTTTAAAGTCAATTTCTGGCGGCTGATTTTTATCTATAGAATCCCAGAACTTTTTAATTTCTTCTTTGATTCTTTTAATAACTTTTTCATCTCGAGTTCTCTTTAATAGTCTATAGTCGTTGCCACCAACTAGTACGCCGATCCAAACAGTATCGAGTCCTGTGACCATGAGTTGTTGTTGAATTTGTATTTCATAATATGGAGGGGCCTCGATTAGTTCGCCATTATCATTCAGCGCCCACTTATCTTTAAACTGCAGGTAATCAATGTTTTTTATTTCAAGCAAAGCCTCTGTTGTTTTAACAACAATGTTGGATATCTTCTCAGGTATGGCTATTAGGAAATCAAAACTAGAGCCTGTGCGTTCACCCTTGAGTCGTGCGTACTCTTTAAATGGCTTCATGATCCAGCCGTTATCCTCGGCGATCCCCGCAGCGATGGCTGGCTCTAGATGCCTACCCCAGAACATGCGCTGGTTCTCATCTATGCTTACAATCGATCCATTCTTTTTTCTGTGCCACAGCTCAAATTTGGTGATCCATGGGCTTAGCCCGAATAGCGCCGCCACTTCGGTGCTGGAGACATCCTCAGATTTCATTTTAAGCCAGTGATCGTGCGAATCAGGCATGATTATTTCTAGGTTATTGGGCTTCATTTTAGGAGTTCCTTATTATTTGTATTTATATATTCATTCACCTTCTCGCATGGCAAATACCCCTCTCCTGGCACCTCTACGGCATAGCCATCAGGGCAGGTAACCTCAGCACAATTCCAGCCCATACAGTCATCCATTGCCGCTGTTGCTAAAATGTGAGCAAATATATATAGTAATACTGATGCTATTATTATTTTTTTAAACACTTAAACCCCCTGGAGTCTTAAGATGGCCGAAAAAAAACGAAAAGAAAAATCCCTAATCGATAAAATTGCTGATAGCTACACTTCTGCGGCTAAAGCTGGATATCTCGGAACTAGAGCTGAAGTAACCGCTAAAGCTGGAAAGCGCCGAAAGCTTGGAACCCAACAGAAAAAGAAAAGCTATAGTAAGTAAACTCCTTTATATCTATTTATATTAAATTATATATAAAAATATAGCACCAGTAAAGTTAAATTTCAATTAATTTAAAATGACGTTCGCACTTGCGACATATTTACAAATTGACTAACTCGCCCAGTAAAAATTACTCTCGTGTTTCAACATGAGAGGGCGCCATGAAATTAACACCAGCAGATTACGTCATTAAAATTTTCGGGGGGGTCAGGGCAACAGCCAGAACACTCAACAGAACCCCCTCAACCATCTCAAAATGGAGGCATTATCAGTCTAAGTATGCACCAAAAGGCACTCTTCCAAGCAATGCAATACCTCAAATATTAAAAAAAGCACAAGAATTACAGCTAGATATAACGGCTGAGGACCTTATTGAGGGGCGTGAGGTTGTTGAGTGAGTATTACCCTTAGGCCATATCAGTCTGATATTATTGATGAAACTCGTGATCTTATGCGCAGAGGGCATAAATCCATACTCATCCAGTTAGCTACAGGTGGCGGCAAAACGGCCATTGCCTCCTATATGCTAAAGCGTGCTGCTGAGAAAGGCCACACAGCCTTTTTTAACTGCCATCGCAGGGAGCTTATAAAGCAGTCTCTCAGCACCTTAGATAAATTCGATGTTCCATGTGGCACAATCGCGGCTGGCTGGCCTTACAAAAAGTTCAATAAAGTATTCGTAGCCTCAGTCCCATCACTTGGCCGCCGCCTTAAAAGAGTCCCAAAACCATACTTAATATTCTGGGATGAGGCTCACTACATCGGGGCTAAAACGTGGACTAATATATTTAAGTCATATCCAGATGCTTTTCACGTCTTGCTAACAGCAACACCAACACGCCTGGATGGTAAAGCCCTTGGTAACTATGCCTCTGCTATGGTTAGAGGGCCATCTATGAGAACTCTTATTGATCAAGGGCACCTGGCTGACTATAAAATATATGCTCCATCAAAACCAGATCTCTCTGGTGTCCGCAGACAGATGGGTGATTTTAGAAAATCTGATCTCGATGACATCCTCATGAAGCCCACCATTGTTGGTAATGCTCTTAATGAATATAAAAAGTTTTGCTCTGGTAAAAAAGCTGTTGCGTTTTGTGTGTCCAGAAAACACTCACGTTTTGTAGTGGATTGCTTTAATCAATCAGGCATCGCGGCCAAACATGTAGATGGTGAAACTCCAACTTTTGAGCGCGATCAGGCTATTAGAGATTTCGCTGCTGGAAAAATTAAAGTTATGTCAAATGTGGACTTATTTGGCTGTGGTTTTGACCTTCCCAGCATGGAGGCAATCATAGGTCTGCGACCAACTCAGTCATTATCTTTATATTTACAACAAGCTGGCAGGGTATTAAGACCTGCCCCAAACAAAAAACACGCTATAATTTTAGATCACGTAGGAAATGTTGAGCGGCATGGTTTGCCTGATGAAGATCGTGAATGGAGTTTGAAGGGGAGGTCCACCTCTAAAAACTCTAAACAGGAGCTAAACACGCCTGTTCGTATTTGTCAGTCATGCTTCGCCGCTCAACACCCTACACCTGTTTGCAAATACTGTGGGGTTCCGTTCGAGGTTAAACATCGTGAAGTGGATGAGGTTGACGGCGAACTCTCTGAAATAGATACAGCTAAATTTAAAAGGAAAGCCCGATCTGAGCAAGGCAAGGCTCAAACCTTAGATGACCTCTATAAATTAGGTAAGCAGCGTGGCTATAAAAACCCCAGGGGCTGGGCCAAGCACATTTTTAATGCACGCCAGAGAAAGCGGTTAGGTGTTTAATGGTAACTAAGCAGGTAAATCATGGCAGCTAAAGAGCGTAACCTAATTAACGAATGCCTAAAAATATATACAGGGCAGGGCCATCGTTTATTTCGATGCAATACAGGTACGGCTTGGGCTGGCAAAACACGTCGCATAAATAAACCCACCACGTTAACACTAAATAAGGGTGATTTAATTATTCAAAACGCTAGACCTTTCACTACAGGCTGGCCCAAGGGAACACCTGACACTATTGGATTGACCTCAATTAAAGTAACTGAAAACATGGTAGGTTCCAGGATCGCGGTGTTCACAGCTTTTGAGATGAAGACTGGACGGCTCAAGCCTACACATGAGCAGATGAATTTTATTAAAATGGTAAACGAACTCGGCGGTATATCCAAAATCGTTCGAGATATTAACGATATTAAATAAACACCTATAAGGGGAACGAAATGGCAATATCAGATAAAATGGCAGCAGCAAACAAAATGGCAACATCAAAACCACCAAAACTACTCTATATAAACAAACGCAAACCCACTCGCAAGGTTAGCAATAGAACGTTTAACCCAGAGACTGTCTACCCTGCACATACAGCACCTAGAGAGGATCTTGATGCCTATTTATCTATGGCTGATTTTCAGCGTGCTCTTAATGATAAGGAATATGCTGAGCAGATTCTCAACTTATTATAGTTTTTATTTTTAATACGTTTATATTTTTTTGATGGGGATACTTCGTGGCGAACAACACTATTGGCAATAACTCTGGCGGCACCAGCTCTACTGGTAATAAAAACTCTGGCAACAAAACCAGCGGCAATAATAAAATGGATTTCAAGCAGCTGGCTAACAATCTACTGCAGAATCAATCGGTACTTTTGCCGAGCTGGCTGCCTGGAGGTAAACTTAATGGCAGAGAATACGAGTGTGGTAATCTGTCTGGAACGGCTGGATCGTCGTTAAAAGTTAATACAGAGACAGGTGTGTGGGCTGACTTCGCTACAGGTGAAAAAGGTTCTGACTTAATCTCTCTGTATTCAGCGATTAAAAACATTAAACAATCAGAAGCCTACCGTGAACTCGAGCACTACATCACGTCACGGCCTACTCTTCCTCCTGTTAAAAAGCCAAGCCCACCTAAGTCGATTAAAATCACTAAGCCGCCTAGCTCTGCCACACCACCGCCTTTTGATGAGAACACTATACGATATGAGTACAGAGATATTAATGGTGAACTTATATATATAGTTAACCGCTATGAGAAAAACGGTAAAAAACAATTCTATCCCCTGTCTTGGGATTCTATATCAAACTCTTGGATTAAAAAAACTCAGCCAGAGCCGCGTCCTTTATATGGTCTGTGGAGATTAAAAGACTCGACCAAACCCATCCTTATAGTTGAAGGGGAAAAGGCTCATGACGCTGCTCACGAGTTTGCTGGTAAAACTTATGACGTAATCACATGGAGTGGTGGGACTAATGCTCATAAGAGACATGATTGGTCTCCTGTGTATGATAAAAACATTTTAATCTGGCCTGATGCTGATGATCCAGGTCGCGATGCTGCTACCAGTATAGCTGAGCATCTATTAATGAAATGTAAATCGGTTAAGATCCTCGATGTATCCGATTTTAATTCAGGCAAGGACGCTGCAGATTTTCCGTTTAAGTCTGTTAAGGATTTTATTGAATGGGGTAAGCCGAGGGCGAGACTCATCGAGCTACCTGAACCTGAGCCCGCACCCACGCCTGAACCAGTCCGTGACATACCCCCACCTCCTGAGCCACCACTGGAGCTCACCCGCGCCCAGAATACAGCTGTGGAGATGGTACAAAACGAAATGGATCACTCGCCTCATAAATACGCTAAAATCTGGGATAAACTTGGTGTTACGTGGAGTGAGTCTACAGGGAACCCACATTATAATGTTAACAACACGATATCTATTCTTGAAAACGACAAACGACTGTCTGGCCGCGTATGGTGGGACACGTTCCATCAGAAATACTATACAACACTGGATAATAAAACCCCTCAAGAGTGGGCTGATAAATACGACATTAAAATTATGAGGTATATGCAGAAACACCTAGGATTAATCAGGTGCTCAAAACAGATGGTTCAGGACGCGGTGCTACTATATGCTCAGGAGAACCCTAAAAACGAGCCTCTGGACTGGTTTAAGACTCTTAAATGGGATGCCACACCTAGAGTATCTAATTTTTTCCATGAATACTTAGGGGCTGAGCAGTCTGAATACACTGAGGCTGTATCGAGAAACTTCTGGCTATCTATGGTGGCCAGGATATTCACCCCAGGCTGTAAGGCCGATAACATGGTGATACTCGAGGGCAAGCAGGGCGCGTTTAAATCCACGGCTTTATCTATTATTGGAGGTAAATGGTATGTTGAGACCAATGAATCACCTAACTCGAAAGACTTTTTTCAATGCCTGCAGGGTAATCTTATTGTTGAAATTGCTGAGCTGGATTCGTTTAATAAGGCTGAGCGTAATACCATTAAAAAGGTCATCTCAACAGCCAAGGATCGATACAGACCACCATATGGACGCACCCCACAGGACTTCCCACGGCAATCTATTTTTGTAGGTACAACTAACGAGGACGCCTATCTAAACGATCCCACAGGAGCGCGTAGGTTCTGGCCTGTTACTATAAATGATATAAATACATCAGCATTAAAAAGCGATCGTGAGCAGCTATTTGCTGAGGCTGTGTATCTATTCAGGCAAGGTGTTAAGTGGCATGAGGTTCCTAAATCAGCCAAGGATGAGCAGGAGAAACGCAGAGATTCAGATATCTGGGAAGAGATTATTGCTGAATATCTGGAGTCTGACGCTGCCAGGATTAAGGGATATGTGACCATTAGAGAGATCGCAATTAACTGTCTTAAGTTCGATTATGATCGATTGACAAAGCCTGTCAAAAATAGAATCGGAGCCATATTGCGCGGTCCGTTAGAGTGTGAATCTAAGCCCAGAAAAATGCCAGGATCACGGTTCAGTGAGAGACATTTTTTTGTGGAAAAAAGTGGATACCAACTTTCCCTAAATTCTGAACACGCATCTTTTAGTCACGACGTGCCAAAACGTGTTTCTGTCCCAAATTACGCACCGAATAAATAAAATCAAAAATAAATGCCTATAATTTTAGCAGACACGATGCGTTGAGATTGTGTCTACCGTTTTTTTTGGGGGGTTAGTAGCCTGTTAGTAGTCATGGTTAGTAGCCAGGATACTACTGTAATACCACCTACTTATAACATATACTACTATGTCTACTAACTATATATATAAACTTTAGGTAGGGTGTACATGCATAAATGGGTTGTTACCCTGTTAACAAACATGCATTTGCGTTTTGCTCCTGGGCATATTATAGGAAAAGTAAGTAGCCTTAGTAGTCAGTAGCCAATAACGAGGAGTGTAAATTATGAAATTTAAGGGTAAACAATTCTGGATTTACGGCGACATATTAGATCACCTGTTTGAACATCATGGATGGAATAAAGAGAAAGATTTTGGTACATCTTTACGCATTGCACTAGGCATACCTGAGCCAGCACCTAAGGAAAGCAAGAGAGTTAAGAAGGATCGACTAGATCCTATGGGGCCACTAGATCCACTCGACGATGAGCGCCGCAAATACCACTTCCATGACATGTCTGTTGGTGATTCAAAAATATTCCCACATCACGTCACTAAGTATGGGGTTGTAAACAATCGTACAATTATCCAGGCCGCGAAAAGATATGGTCGCCGCAACAACATGAAGTTTAGACATAAGTTTTTAGTGGAGGGCCTTCGCGTGACGCGTGTGGTTTAATCGCCGATATAATAAAAAAAACCCCGACCGAAATCGGGGCTACAACTATTGAACATCCTTAGCAAGGTACTTCTGGCCCTGTAATGATAATAAACTTTTTGCTTAAATCAAATAAATATTTAATATTATATCTATGATAAAGCATTTCCCAGACTCTGAGAAAAACCTGCTAAGCCTCCAGGCCAATCCTGAGGAGACAACATCCACACTCTATCGGCATATAGCCTCTGGTGGCGATATCATGGGGCTATGCGATATCTTTAAGGTTAACTACGCAGACTTTATGTTTTGGTTCAGGAAGGATAGTGAGAGATCTAAGGTCCTAGACACAGCCTTTACTGATCGTAATGAGTGGTTCAAAGAGACTGTGCTCTCAGAGGCCCGTAAGCTGGCTACATTTGACGCTCGTGAGGTATTTGATGATGAGGGCAAGGTTAAAGATCCAAGCGAATGGAGCGATGCTGTGGCCTCAATGGTGGCTAACATGTCTGTAACTTATGATGGGGATGGGAATCCCACATATAAAGTAACCATGTGGAAAAAAGAGAAGGCTCTTGAATTACTCGGCAAGTCAATCAAGATGTTTATTGATCGCATCGATCATTCTGGGAAGATGAGTCTTGAGGATTTAGTGACAAAAAGCTACGAATAGATATTCGGGGGGATTGACTTGGGGAATAGCACTAAAATACATGCGCTTAATGAAACGGCTGACTCCAATATTACAGCTGAAACTATCGGCACAGAGCGCGGCATAAACGTAGCCCCAATGGCGTTGACTACCAGGGTTGACACTACTTCTGAATCAGACGTTATTTATATCGGTAGCGCAAGCCCTGGGTCCGCAACATCCGAAGCCGTTTGGCAGATAATAAAAATAACAATTTCTAGCGGTGATGTTTCTATAATATACGCAAATGGCGAAAAGAATTTTAATAATATTTGGGATAGTAGAACGGGGCTTAGTTATTCATGAGTGATTTTAAATTAGTTAAACTACTAGACGAGCTCGGGATAAACATAAACATCGACAACGATGGCTTGCTTCATAAATTCGATGCCACCGCCGATCCGACAGTTACCGACGATACGGCTGCGGGTTACGGAGTCGGTTCTCGCTGGGTGAATGTCACAAGCGATGAGGCATTTGTGCTTGTTGACGCGACAAACGGTGCGGCTGTATGGCAGAGCACTACCTCTAGTAGTACAGATATAAATGCTAAGGTATCTAGTAACGACACTACGACTGGTTTTTTAGAAGACAAAATAGTAGCTGGCACGAACGTTACTGTGACTACGTTGAATGACGGCGCTAACGAAACGCTAGAGATTAGCTCTTCGGGCGGTGGCGCCTCACCACTAACGACTAAGGGTGATCTATACACTTACGACACGGACGACGCGAGGCTGGGTGTTGGTTCTAACGGCGAAGTGTTAATCGCTGACTCTGCCGAAACGACAGGTCTTCGCTGGGGTGCCGTTTCAACAACTGATGAGCTTCTTAAAGTTTCAAGTAACGACACCACAGCCGGATACTTAGAAGATAAAATTGTAAGCGCAAACAATAGAATCTCTGTCTCCACTTTGAATGACGGCGGCGATGAGGATCTACAGCTTACATTAAATGAAGGGAATATCGATCATGATGCCCTTACGAATACACATAATCTTACGACAGATATTGACCATAATACGATAACTAATAATCACAACCTGACTACAGATATAGATCATGACACAATCACCAACACGCATAACTTAACTACTGATATAGATCACAATGCTTTAACGAATTACGATGTAGGTCAGCACAGAGTAATAAATGACGCTGGTACAAGCGCGACAGAGCTTTGGTCTGCGAGCAAGATAGACACCGAGCTTTCTGGTAAAGCCGACACTTCACACACTCATAGCACCTCGGACATAACATCTGGCACGTTTGCTGACGCAAGGATCTCTGAGAGTAGCGTCACTCAGCACGAGGCCGCTATAGATCATGATGCCTTATCTAACTTTGTGGCGAATGAGCATATTGATTGGACGCAGGCGGGTGCAGGCACCATACACGCATCTAACTATGTTGATAATGACACAATTTATACGCATCCAAATCACACAGGCGAGGTTACATCAACTGGTGACGGTGCGCAGGTCTTAGACCCAACTGCTATATCAAATAAAACATTAGTTACAGCCGTTTCAGGGGACATGGTTTTAATAGAAGACGCGACAGACGGACTATTAAAGCGTGTTAATGCCAATGACTTTTTAAGTGGCGGCGGGATTACAACTATTGACGCTGCTACAGATACTGATTTCACATCACTGGCAGAAGGCGAAACTATGCGCTGGGACAACAGTGCTAGTGATTGGATAAACACAAGCCAGATATTAATCGGCGATGACACTATTGCCCTGACTCCAACGGCTCCAGGCACTAACCCTTACTCTGTGGTTGTAGACGGCGCTGGCACTAACTTAGTTGAAAACGCAATATTTGAAAATAACATAACTGACTTTTGGAGTGCTGAACTAACTCCCACGCTTACTTACAACACTACTGAGCAGTACATAGGTAGCGGGTGTTTAGAAATAGATACTAACGTTATAAACGAGGGCGTAAGAAGCGATGCTATTACGGTTAGCTCAAACACTGATTATGTTTATTCTATCTGGATCAAGGGAGCAGTAGGCGACGAGGACGTTTATATCGGCGTGGACTTAGACTCTACGGGTATTTTAAACGCTGTCTCAGACAATGTTTTTGCGGACAGCTTTGTAATTATCAATCCTGTCACCACTGGCTGGCAGAGAGTATTTTTTCCATTCACAACGGGCGGCAGTGATACAAGTGCTGAGCTCTTGATTCGATCAAGATCTGGTGACACTCAAAAGTTTTATGTGGACGCCGTACAGCTAGAGCAGAAGGACGCTCCGGCATCAAGTGACGAAGTGAACGCCCCGACCACCTTTATATCTGGTGACATGGGCGAGGGGTATAGTTGGTCTGGAACGGCTTATAACAGCACGGCCTCAAGAACTGCGGGCGCTAAGTTCCTATCCCCAATTACGGGCGGCAGGGGAAACTTTGCCATAAGAGAAGACGGGACTATAGCGAGATTTTTTGCAGACGCTGGTGAGAACCAGTGGGGTGACTTTGGGAATGTAATTGAGCCTAACTTTCCGTTTACATTTAATGGCAACATCAAGAGTAACGTAACGACGAGCGGTGTGTCGGCAGGTGTTGTGAACATACAAAACCTAGCAGACGGTAATGCCCTGAGTGTTTATTCAGAAAATACCACAGCATCAACCTTGGTTGTCTCGGGGCCATCGGCTACTTCGGGAAATATTTTAGCAATATTTGCTCCGGCGGACCTAACAAACTTTACTGGCTCCTTTTTGACCTTCAGTGGTAAAGCCCAAGACGCAGAAATGTACCAATTCAAAAGGGACTTTGTTCAAAACGGAGCCTTAAGTTTTCAGTATGGAAAAGATGTAATCACTTATGGCGGGGGTTCGCAAACATCTACGGCTAGGGTTTTGGCTGGCACTGTTTCGGCGACCAATGGTAGCCCCACAGTTACTGGTTCTGGGTTTTTAACAGACTTTAGGCGTGGCCAAGCCATAGATATAAACGGAACGATTTACTCAATCGCCTCAATAGAAAGTGATACGTCTTTAACTCTTACTAGTAATTATGGTCAAGCAACCAATGCGGCCCGCCCATATGATGGCTTAACCGCGCAATATGCCCCACCGACTCTACAGCTTGAGGGCGCTTACGCTTACCACGGATCTACAGGCACAATCACCGGGGATTTTCTTTACGGTGTTTATGCCTCGGGCGGCAACGGACATTTAAGAGTTTTAAAGTCTTCTACTCGCGGCGCTGCGGCCAATCCAACTGCCGATGGCCAGGGTGACGGTATCGTCACATCTAGAGTAGTTGATAACTCAACAACTAGTATTTCTGCAAGCTCATCTGAGACCACGGTTGTGTCTGGCTACACGATACCAGCTTACGAGTTAAGAGACGGCACGATGTTTAGGCTTAAGTTTTCAGGCAGCATGACAACGCTTGCTACGTCTACGACTATAACCTGGCGATTGAAGCTTGGTGGTAACACTATACTTACCTCACCAGCTCAACAATCTGGCTCTACTGCGGCCTTAGAGTTTAAGGGAGAGATTGAGTTTGTTGGGACCTCAGACACAGCACAGAGATCCTCTATAAGCGTTATGGGAAAAAACACTGGCACAGGCGCAGCTCTTACACACGGCATGGTTCACTATGAAACAGGCTCGGTTGATATGAGAATTGATAGAGCGCTTACGCTTACAGCTCAGTTCTCGGATGGCTCTAGCATGGATGTTTACTTTAAAACACTGGAGATAATGTAATGGCAATAGACTTAGATCAGCTGGAAATAAGAATTGGCGAAAAGTCTGGAGCGGGGCGAACGAACCCTATCCGTTACGATGGGCCATCACTTACGGATGTATCTATTGTTGATGCCAAGGTAAAAAGTAGCCCTTGCGTTGCGATGAGGTGGCTAAAGGACAACTCTGACTATTCATTTGAAACCTTTGTTAGGCTCTCAGATTCTTCGGGCTGGCAAGGCGTTGTAATAAATAATAAGAACGACGGTTCTCTTTATAAAAAAATAGAAGTACCAATGAGGGGTGGCGAAGCATCAAGCCCACCGAGCCAGATATATATTAACAATTGGAAAATACTTTCTGAGGCCATCGACACCGTGAGTGGTGATTTAGATTTTGATGCTATGGAGACTCGGTTACTTCAAGACGTTGGTCAGGGCAATAACCCTATAGGTTACGGCGGCGGCTCGCTTGCTGGCGTGCCACTGGCTCAGGCTGGGGTGATGCGGAGTCCATGTCGAGCTCTTAGGTGGATGAGTGATAACTCTGAATATAGATATGAAACGTTGGTTAAACTAAGTGACTTAGGTGGATCTCAGGGCATGTATGTTTACAGCAAAGAAGACGATTCATTAATTAGAAGCATAGGGAACCCAATGGGCGGCGGCCCGAACGACGATCCAGAGAGAAGAATATATAAAGATAATACGGCGATTATACTACAGGGTGTTTCATTAATTTACGAAAGTTTACAGGGGTAGTTATGGATAGATGTCCGCTTTGTTATACAGAAAAAGTAAATAATAAATGTCAGCCTTGTGACATTCACCTGAATGATTGGGAGTGGACGATGCTTGAGGCTGATACATATAGGAAGGTGATAAGTCACTTATATGATAGCAAAGATGATGGGCGCAGGAGAGAGCGAGCGCGGTGTAGAATTGCTTTAAAAAACATAAGTGGTATGGCCAAAGAAAATCTAACATGAGAGGCCGAGAGCTGATTAAAAAGTGGAGGGATGATCCGTGCAGCTTTGTAAGAGAAAACTTTGGTGTAAATCCTGATGTTTGGCAGGAAAAAGCCATTATCGCTTTTGCCAATAAGGAAAATAAAATATTTAGATTGTCATTACAGGCGTGCGCGGGGCCAGGAAAATCTGCCCTACTCGCCTGGATGGGCTGGTGGTTTCTATTATGCTGTGGTGAGAAAGGAACTCACCCTAAGGGTGCAGCGATATCTATCACTCAAGACAACTTAAAAGATAACTTATGGTCTGAATTGTCTAAGTGGCAGCAGAGGTCTAAGACTTTAACTGATTTATTCACATGGACCAAACAGAGGATATTTTCTAAGGATCATCCTGAGACTTGGTTTCTTTCGGCTCGATCATTTTCAAAGACTGCGAACAGTGAAGAGCAGGGTCGGGTTCTATCTGGTGTTCACAGTAAATATGTTTTGTTTTTAATAGATGAGTCTGGGGATATTCCACCAACTGTTTTGAAGGCTGTTGAGCAGGCGTTTAGTACTGCAGATAAAGAGTTTGGTCGTGTTATCCAGGCTGGGAACCCAACATCTCAGGATGGAATGTTGTATGCGGCTCAATCACAGCTAGCAGATGAGTGGCATGTTGTTCGTATTACTGGAGATCCAGATGATCCAGATCGTTCACCTCGTATTGATATCGAGTGGGCACGCCAGCAGATAGCGACTTATGGTAAAAATGATCCATGGGTTATGAGTTATATCCTTGGGCGATTTCCTGAGTCAGGCATTAATACATTGCTAAGTGTTGATGATGTTGAAGATTCTATGTCTCGTAATTTATTGATTACTGACTATGATTGGTCACAGAAAAGATTAGGCGTTGATGTTGCCAGGTTTGGAATGGATTCGACTATATTGTTCCCACGCCAGGGATTGAGGGCCTATAATTATGTCGAGATGAGGGGTGCGACTAACCCTGAGATTGCTGCTCGAGTAGCAAGAGCTAAACATGACTGGGGCGCTGAGAATGAGTTTGTTGATGGCACTGGTGGTTTTGGAGCAGGTGTTGTAGATGCATTAAATCAGGCAGGTCACTCTCCTTTTGAAATTCATTTTAGTGCTAAGGCGAGTAAGCCCAGGTATTTTAATAAGAGAGCTGAGATGTGGTTTGAAATGGCCGACTGGGTGAAACGTGGTGGTGTTTTGCCTAAATGTAATATTCTTAAAAAAGAATTAACCAGTCCTACGTATTCGTTTAAGAATGGTAAATTAATTCTGGAGCCAAAAGAAAAAATAAAAGAAAGGCTGGGCTTTTCTACAGATCGTAGTGATGCTTTATGTTTAACGTTTGCTCATCCAGATTTGCCTAAGAAAAGCTCTATTCTTGGTCGACTCGGCAATAGTTTCGATAAGGTAGTTAGTGATTACGATCCCTTGGAGGAGAGCTCAGGTCGAGTTGTTCATGACTTTGAGCCAACATAAATGACATAATTCTCGTATAATTGATATAATGCATCTGCTAAACTAGACTAGTTCGCATATCCGACACTCTTGAATTTTAAATAGAATAGTTCGATAGTAATGTTATCGGGGGTTTCTATTGTCTTTTTCAATTCGTCAAGCGGAGGAAAAATATCTTTCGCAGATCAAACATGAACTAAAGCTTTTCTCAGAGTTTTACAATAGTAAGCACAGTTTATATCCTAATGAAGATTATTTAAATGATGGCTTGAGTGAGTTTTTCAAGAATCATTTATTTTTAATTGCAGTCGATTCTGAGGATAAAGTTTTAGGTTTGATATCAGGACTCATCGCTCCCCACATCTATAACCCATCGTTAAGCGTACTGACTGAATCGTTTTGGTGGGTTAACCCAGAATATAGAAACTCTCGAGTAGGATATGCATTGCTTGATGCTTTTATAGAGCATGGAAAGAAAAACTGTGATTGGATCATTACGACCTTAGAGGACGAGAGTCCTGTTAAGGACAGTGTGTTTACTGAACGTGGCTTCTCCTTTAAAGAGAAGTCATTTTTGATGGAGGTTTAGTTTATGGCAGCAGCGTCTACAGTTTTAACGGCTATTGGAACAGGATTAGGTATTGGTGCTGTTAAGAAAACAATTGATGATGTGAACGATGGCAACAAAGCTGCTAAAGAAGAGACTGCTAAACTTCGCAAACAAAAAGAAAAAGAAATGAGAGACGTTAAGAAGCGTAAAGCTTTTGAGAAGTTATCTGATAAAAAGACTGCTGCTCGTGACTCAGCTTATGGGGCGCAGGCGTCTAAAAGAATGTCAGCTGGTAGATCTACTGGTCAGGCAAACTCAACATCCACAGCAGGAGCCACAGGGCTTGGTGGATCTAAAACATTACTAGGGGCTTAAGTTAATGGAAGGAAGATATAGTCAAAATATTTTTAGTCGCAGATCAAGGTATGAGCATTTGCGTGCTCAGCTTGATGATGAACAGGCTTCATTTGTTCCGCACTGGACTGAGATTACAGATTATATGTCCCCTCGTAGGCCTAGATTCTCACTTGAGGATAATAACCGTGGTGATCGTAGAAACACTAAGATCAGAGACATCACTGGTACTTTTGCGCTAAGGACATTAAGGTCTGGAATGATGGCAGGTATTACCAACCCTGCACGTCCTTGGTTTAAGTTATCTGCATCAGATTATGAGCTTGAAAAGAATGAAGCTGTTAAGATGTGGCTACATCGACAGACTAAAAGAATGAGTTCTGTATTTTTAAAGTCGAACTTATATAATGTATTGCCGAACGTCTATACAGATATGGGATCAGTTGGGACTTCTGCTGTATTAGTTGAGGAAGATTTTGATGAAGTTGTAAGGTTTTATCAGGTACCATTGGGTGAGTTTAAGTTAGCTAATGACGAAAAGATGCGCGTGAGAGTTTTCATGCGTGAGTTTAAGCTAACTGTTCGCCAGGTCGTTAGTAAGTATGGTGTTGATCCTCGGAACCCAGGAAAAATAAACTGGGATAATATTTCAGCTAAAGTTAAGAATCTATATGAAAATGGCAATCAGGAGGCTTGGGTTTATATCTGTCATGTGATTGAGCCTAACTTAAATTACGATCCTGAAAAATTAGAGAGTAAATATAAAAAGTACGTGTCTGTTTATTACGAGAAGGGTTTCGCAGGTAGATCGAACAACAATAACTACATGTGGGGCGCTGATCAGCATAAGTTTCTATCAGAGCAGGGCTATGATTATTTTCCAATACTGGCTCCAAGGTGGAGCGTTTTAGGAAGTGATGTGTATGCCACAGACTGCCCTGGGATGGACGCTCTTGGTGATATAAAGCAGCTTCAGGCTGGTGAGAAAAGATCACTACAGGGCATTGAGAAAAACATTAACCCGCCTTTGAAGGGGCCAGCTTCATTAAGGGGCAAGAGAGTATCTTCGCTGCCTGGTGATATTACCTATACCGATGATACTCAGGGGTTGAGTTCTCTTTATGACATTAGGTTTGACGTAAATGGTTTGGAGCAAAAACAGCAGCAAGTCAGGCAGAGAATCAGTAAAGCGTTTTATGAAGATCTATTTTTAATGCTAGCTAACAGTGACCGAAGGCAGATTACAGCTACTGAGATTGAAGAGCGGCATGAAGAGAAGTTATTGGCCTTAGGGCCAGTATTAGAGCAGCTGAATCAGGATTTATTAGACCCGTTAATAGATATTGTATTTACGATTATGGAAAAGCAAGGTTTGATCGAAGAGCCCCCAGAGGAGTTATCTGGTAAGGACTTAAAGGTTGAGTACGTTTCAATCATGGCTCAAGCTCAGAAGTTAGTTGGCCTCGGTGCTCATGAGAGATTCATGGGAATAGTTGGTCAGGTGGCATCGTTTAATCCAGATGTATTAAAGAAGGTTGATGTTAACACATTTATCGATGAAGTCGGAGAGATCACTAGTGTTGCCCCAGGTATTGTTAGGCCTACTGATGTAGTAGAGGCTGAGAAAGCTGCTGAGAAGCAGGCTATGCAGCAACAGATGCAGATGGAGCAGTTAGGTCAGGCAGCACAGGCGGCCAATCAATTAGCTAGTGCTGATGTTGATGGTGAGAATGCTCTGACGGCTATTGCTGGAGGTCTGTCGTGAATAAAAATGTTGTTAAGAACGCATCTGACAAAAGGCAAGTTGATTACGTTGCTAAGAATGAGCGCAGGGAAGATCGCGTTTATTCAGAGGATTTAGAATACATATTAAAGACTCCACAAGGTCGCAACGTTCTATGGAGACTCATGGGTGATTGCAATATATTTAAAACAGCGTGGAGTAATGACGGTAAATTAATACATAAAAATATCGGCAAGCAGGAGCTTGGCCAGAAGTTACTAGCTGATATAACTGCTGTTGATGAGAAATATTTTTTTCAAATGATGAAAGAAAACTATAAAGGAAATGGGGAGCTAGATGACATCGCAAGATAACACAGAAGATGTAACAGAAGATATCAACATTGGTTCACAATCAGATGGTGAATCATCAGAACAGGTAGATCCACAGGCTGAGCTTGCAAATAAAATGTATGCTGAAGAGTCTGATAAGGGAGAGCCTGAGGCTGAGGATAAGCCAGAAGAGGTTGAACAAAAGGATGAAGAAGAAGGTGATGAAGAGTCTGATGAGTCAGATGATAAGGATTCTGATGGTGATAAGTCTGAGGATGAAAAGGATTCTGACGATAAGGAAGAGCCAGAAGATTATGAATTGGCAAAGCCTGAGGATTCGCTTTTAACTGACGCTGACATGGAGAGGATTGCTGCCTTTAGTAAACAGCAAGGACTCAGTAAGGAAGCTGCAGAAATGCTCGTGAAAGAGCAGAGTGAGTACGCGCAGAGTTTTCAAGATAAACAACAAGAGACATTTGAAAACGTTAAGTCTGACTGGGTGAAAGCATCTAAGTCGGATAAAGAAATTGGTGGCGATAATTTAGCAGAAAACGTTGAGCTAGCAAGACGTGCTGCTGAGAGATTCGGTACTGATCAGTTTTTAAAAGATCTTAAAGTTACTGGCTTTGGAAATCATCCAGAAGTTATTAGAGTATTTTCCAGGATTGGTCGAGTAATGGAGTCATCAGACTTTGTTAAGACTGGATCAGTTGCTGGTGGAGAACTAACTCGTGAAGAAAAATTTTACGGTAAACAAGATTAAAGGAGATAAAAAATGGCTACATTAGGTTCAAATGTACTTACCCTTGCTGATTGGGCGAAACGCTTAGATCCAGATGGAAAAGTACCTGATATTGTAGAGATGTTAAGTGAAACAAACGAAATTTTAGATGACATGTTGTTTATGGAAGGTAACCTTCCGACTGGTCACAGAACTAACGTTCGTACTGGTTTGCCAACTGTTGCATGGAAATTGATTAACCAAGGTGTGACTCCTAGTAAATCAACTACTGCTCAGATTGATGAAGCATGTGCGATCATGGAAGCATGGTCAGAAGTTGATAAGGATCTAGCTGAGTTAAACGGTAACACTGCGGCTTTCAGATTATCTGAAGCTCAAGCGTTTATTGAGGCTATGAACCAAGAGCAGGCGTCTACACTATTCTATGGTGACCAGACTACAGCTCCAGAAGAGTTCACAGGTTTAGCGCCACGTTTCAGCGCCCTTTCAAGTTCAGCTAACTCAGATAACGTTTTATCTGGTGGCGGTTCTGGTTCTGATAACGCATCAATTTACTTGGTGTGCTGGGGATCTAACTCTGTTCACGGTATCTTCCCTAAAGGATCTAAAGCGGGTCTTGACCATGTAAACCATGGAGAAGTTACTATTCAAGATAGCACTGGAGTTGGTACAAGCCGCTTAAGAGTTTATCAAGATCAGTTCAGATGGAAGTGTGGTATTGCATTGAAGGACTGGAGATATGTAGTTCGTATAGCGAACATTGATATTTCTGACCTTATTGCAAACAGTGGTTCTCAAGCGAACTTAATTAACTTGATGATCAAAGCTATCCACAGAATCCCAAGCTTGAACATGGGCAAGTGCGCGTTCTACATGAACAGAACTTGTTTTCAAATGCTTGATATTCAAAGAAGAGACGATGTTGCAGCAGCTGGTATGCAGTACAAAGAAGTTGATGGTAAATTGGTGCCAAGCTTCAGAGGTATTCCAATCAGAAAAGTTGATGCATTGTTAGAAACTGAAGCGACTGTATCGTAATTAAAATTTAATTAAAGGAGATTTAAAATGATTTTAGACGGTCAAAATTTAATGTCAGATGCTCAAGCCCTAACATCTACTGCGGCATCTACAAACGTAATTGATTTAGGTGCTGACAACAATGTTGGTATCGGTGAGGCTATGGCTGTAGTTGTCCAATTGGACGTTGCTGCTGATGATGCAGATGCTGATGAGACTTATGTTGTTGCGGTTCAAACGGATGATAACGCGGCTTTTTCAAGTGCTGCATCTGTTGGATCTATAACTATTGCAGCGGGTGATGCTGCTGGAACTCGTTATAGTTTCTTGCTACCGAAAGATACATCAATGGAGAGATACTTAAGACTTAACTATACTCTTGGTGGAACATCCCCATCAGTAACAGTTACTTCTTTCTTAATCCCAGCTGACGGTCTTGAGGCGTATGTTTCATACCCTAAAGGTTACACTATTAGCGGTTAATAAATTCTGGCGTGTAGGGATATCTCTGCACGCCTTTTTACGGAGAGGATTTTAAAATGAAAAAAAGATTAAAAGTTATACCAATGAGATTAGGTTATTATAAGCACGCACGCAGATATCCTAAGGGGCATGCTAAGTATGCAGGACCATTCTATATGGATGAAGAGGAGTTTTATCGTGTAGATCGAGATGGTAAAAGTCACCCTTGTTCATGGGTTGTATTGGCTGATGAATATGAAGAGCCAGAAGTTGAAGAATATGAAGATGAAGTAATGGCAGAATCGGATGACGTAATTTAACTGAGGTTTAGAGATGGCTACAAAAACCAATATCTGCAACATGGCAATCGCTCACTTGGGAACAGGTGACTTAATAGGTAATGTCGATACAGATACGACTGTTGAGGGCGTTACTTGTAATTTGTTTTATGATGATGCCAGAAGAAAAGTGTTGGCTGACTGTCCATGGTCTTTCGCTCGTAAGGAGCAGGCTTTGGGATTAGTGGCCACCTTGAGTGATACAGATGCTGATGCTGAGTGGACTTATAGCTACAGGTATCCATCTGACTGTGTTGATTTTTTAAGAATTAAAAGCGGTATCAGGCAGGACACTAGGCAATCTCGAGTTCCATATAAAATATTAAAAGATGAATCTGGAAAGTTAATTTATTCAGATGAACAAAACGCTCAAGGCGAATATACTATTGACGTTGAAACGGCTAGTTTTTATCCATCTGATTTTGTATTAGCATTTTCGTATAAGCTGGCAGAGTTAATAGCTCCAGTCTTAGCTAAGGGAAATACTGGAGTTAAGAGAGAGATGATGCAATTTTACTTAGCTGAGATTTCAAATGCCATGAATAACAATAGAAACGAAGATCAACCTGGGGAAAAACCAGTGAGTGAATTTGAAAGGGTTAGGGACTAACATGAAAGATATGAGTATATCTATCCAAGAAAAAAAAGAGGAGTCATCTCCATCCGTTGTTGATGATAAGCCACGATATCCATATGGTTTAAAGATTCATTTTGATCCTAAGTCATTTGATAAACTAGGCCTAGAAGGCGCTCCGAAGGTTGGAGAGAAGTTTATGATGATGGCTATGGTGGAAGTGTGTGATGTTCATCAGGAGAAAATGGCCGACGATGTTCCAGAGATCGGTGTTGGTATGCAGATCACTAGTCTTGAATTAAAAGAATCTGAAAAAGAAAAAAGCACAGAAGATAAACTGTATGGAGACATGGATTAATGTCCACATTTATTCAGCGTAGTTTTGTAGGTGGCGTTATAGATCCTAGCTTGTATGCCAGGACTGACACAGCTAAATATCAAAACGGTGCCAGAACAATAAGAAATTGTTTTGTAAAGAGATCTGGCGGCGCTGAGATGAGGCCTGGAACTAAGTTTATTTCTGAGGTTAAAGACTCATCAAGAAAAACAAGAATAATACCGTTCATAAACAATTTAGGTTCGGCATATTTAATTGAGTTGGGGCACAAAACACTCAGGGTTTTCTCAGATGACTCCATATCTAATTTTCCAACTATTGGTCTTGCTGCAGCATCAAAGGCAAACCCATGTTCTATAACTGTTGATGGATATCATAATTTCGTAACTGGTGATCGAGTTTATATTTCTGGTGTTTCAGGGATGACTGAGCTTAACGACAATTATTATGATATTACTGTAACTAGCTCTAATACATTTACTCTTGATAATACGGATTCATCAGCCTATACGACATATACAAGTGGCGGTACTGTTGGTGCTATAAACGAGTTTACAACTTCTTTTATTGAAAGTGATTTATTTAAAATAGGATACAGTCAGGACGGGAATAGCATGACTCTGACTCATCCAGATAGGCCGATCTTAGAGCTTACTGAAAATAGTGGTTACTTTAATGTATCTACATTTAGCGTAACTCCAGGGCAGGCAGCTGTTAATGATCTTGGTGTCAGTTCTCTCGGCACTGGAAGTACATTTATTTATCATATCACTGCGGTTAATGAAGAGACTTTTGAGGAGAGCTTGGCTGACACCTTTACTTTAAGTAATAAGGGTGAGCCTGATGCTAATAACCATACGTTAAGCTGGACAGAAGTTGCAGGAGCTGGTGAGTACAATATTTATTTAGAGTCTAATGGCGTTCCAGGATTAATAGGCATTGCCAGGGGAGATGAATTTATAAATGATGGTGCTGTACAGCCAGACACTAGCATTACTCCTCCTACGGATTTTGATCCATTCTCATCTCAGAACTATCCATCAACATCTGTTTTTTATCAGCAACGTAGGCTTTTCGCTAATACAGATAGTTCTCCTAATGGTTTCTGGGGCTCTAAGATCGGGGCATTTAGTAACTTTACCTACTCAAGTCCACTGACTGATGGAGATGCTATTATAGCTAGTATTAACGGTGGTGGGTTAAACGAAATAAAACACATGATCGACATAGGAAGGCTTGTTATTTTAACATCTGGTGGTGAGTGGTCTGCTGATACCGATGTTTTAACTCCTACTAGCTTGAACCTTAGAAAATATACTTCATACGGAAGTGGTACTTTAAAGCCTATAATTATAGGTGAGACGGCTCTTTTTGTTCAAAACAATCAGTCTATTATTAGGGATTTAACATTTAATTTTAATGTAAGTGGATATAGCGGTAATGACTTAACAACGTTCTCTTCACATATTTTCGATGGCTACAGCTTGGTTGATTGGGCTTACCAGAAAAATCCACATAGCATAGTGTGGGCTGTTAGAGATGATGGCTCGCTTCTGGGCTTGACGTATTTAAAAGAACAAAATGTTCTAGCGTGGCATGTTCATGATATGTTTGGAGATGAGGAGCTTGATCCTTTTCAGTTTGAATCATATGCGCTATCTACTCAAAGGGGCACGTCACACAACAGCAATGTTACTGGTGCTAACTATGATCAGTATGGTCAGGTTATTGAGCTTGGAAATTTCAGTATTGATGTTGACACTTTTAAGTGTAATCTGGCTGATGCGTCTAACAACATATCTGGAGATATGTATTTAAAAATATATGATGTTGATGCTAATAACGAGCCGATTGGATCGGCTTTATTTACAAGTGATGCTGTTGATTCTGCAAGTATTCATGGGGCGCCATACACCGAAGTGACATTTTCATTTTCATCAAGCGTGATTCTAACTGGAAATAAGAATTATGCTTTTGTTGTTGATTTTACAGGCATTACTTATTCAGGTGGTGTTATCGCAGTTCAGCTTAGAGGCGGCAATGCAATCGGCACTCCTGGGTTAAGGTATGACGTTGGTGGCGCGGCATGGGATGTTAATGATTCATTTGATTTTTCATTTATATTGACTGGCCAACAGTTAACACCAATCGATGACTCCAGAGTCGGACCAAGAATTGAGAGTATTTGCACTCTGCCAGACGGTCAGGAGGATTCAGTTTATATGGTCGTTCGCAGAGTTATCGATGGCTCTGAGGTTAGATACATAGAAAAAATGAATAAAATGAAGGTCGAAGATTATAGAGATCATATATATATGGACTCGGCACTGTCATACGATGGTAGGAATGGTGACTCTACTAGAACCATGACTTTGTCAGGTGGTACTAATTGGACGTATGATGAGGATTTAACGTTAACATGTAGCTCATCTTTTTTTGATTCTGGAGATGTTGGAAATAGAATTGATTTAGTAGATTCTGATGGTGTTCCGCTGAGGTGTACTATTATTGCCTATACGTCTGCTACAGTAGTTACAGTTAATCCGAATAAGACGGTCCCAAGTGATTTAAGGAGTTCTGCTCAGGCAGTATGGACTGAGTCCGTGGACACGTTCTCAGGGCTTGATCATTTAGAGGGCAAAAGTGTATGCGTTTATGGAGATGGGTTTGTTGTAGCGAGTCCTAATAACTCTGACTATGACGCTGTTATGGTTAGCGGTGGCTCAATCACGCTAGACCAGCCTTATGGAGTTGTTCATGTTGGCCTTCCTTACATAGCTGACATTGAGCCCCTTGATATTGAGTTTAGCGGCGAAGAGACATTAATTGATAAAAACAAAAACACGACTGGCTTACATTTATACGTTGAGGATACTCGTGGTATTTTCGCTGGAGCTAAGCCTCCTGAGGATGATCAGACAGATCCACTAGATGGGCTGACTGAATTTAAGCCTAGAACTGATGAGACTTATGATGAGCCTCCAGAGTTAACGACTGGTATTATAGATATTAATATTAAATCAAGATTCACTACACATGGCAGATTGTTTATTAGGCAGATAGATCCAATACCTATGACTGTGTTGGCTATCGCTAGGTCTGGATTTTATCCGAGGAGTAGATAGATGGCAGCAGCAGCAGCACTTGCAGGATTACAGCTATTAGGTGGAGCGGCAGAGGGCGAAGGCGCTCAGAGGTCAGCTAATTTTCAGGCTGATCAAGCGGAGGTCAGCGCCCAGTTTGCAGAAATGAATGCCGTTGATGCTATAGCTCGTGGTGATGAAGATGCAGAGAAATATCAGGAGCATTTAAGAAAAACAAAAGGTGCTCAGCGTGCGGCATTAGCGGCTCAGGGTATTAACGTTGATGTTGGAACGGCCTCGGCTGTTCAGAAAGATACTAGTAGAATAGCCATGGAAGATATCGCTACTATTAAAAATAATGCGTGGAGAGAGTCTTTTGGATTTAAGCAGGAGGCTTCATCGCTGAGATCACAGGCTAACTTTACTAGAATTGAAGGGCGAACAAAAAAGGCCACTAGTTTATTAACAAGTGGTGCTGCAGGATTAAATACATTTTTAAATAACAGTTGAGGGGTTATAGATGCCAAAGGTTCCAGAGTTAAATAGGTCGGTTTCTACTCGTGCCTTAAACTTACAAAACAAAGAAGTGCGCGCATCAGAGACGGCTTTCGGTGGAGGTCCTGGTGTTCAGAGGGCTATTGGTGCCGTCAGTGGTTTAATAGAAACTCAAAAGAATCAGGCTGATGATGCTCAATTTAAAGAAGCTGCGGCTGAGATTTCAAAGAGAGAGACTGAATCTTTATATGGTGAGAACGGAGCTTTAAGAAAAAAGGGCAAAGACTCGTTTGAATCATACGATCCCACAATGAAGGGGTTTGATGATTCTGTTAACGAGTTAAAGCAAAATTATAACCCAAGAGTTCAGCGGCGTATTGATGAATATAAGCTTAGATCTAAAGGTAATCTCGATAAAGCCATTCAGAGACATATGTTTTCCGAGGGCCAGAAGTATGAAACTCAGGCTACAAAAAGTTTAGTAAAAAATGAGCAGAATGCAGCTATCGAAAACTTTAATGATCCAGATCGAATATGGAGTTCATTGAATGCTCAGGTATTGGCTATTGGAAATGAAGCTAATAATAAAGGCTGGGATGAGGACACAAAAGATCTTGAGATTGGCAAGGCCATTGGTCAAACCCATTACGGTGTAATTAGTAAGATGGTTAATGGTGGCGCTGATCAGGAGGCTGTTGAACATTATGAGAAAAATAAAAAAACTATCCCTGGAGATTATCGACAGCAGATTGAAAAGGTTTTGGACGTTGGAAAGCTCAGGGGAGAGTCTCAGCGTGCTGCGGACGATATTGTTAATAAGAATGAAAGCCTATCAACAGCTCTTGAGTCAGCGAGATCAATCGAAGATCCAAAGAAAAGAGATGAAGTTGTAAGAAGAGTTAAGCAGCAATTCTCAGATAGAAAAAGCGCAGAACGTTTTGATCAAGAGAGAACGTTTGAGGCGTTCAATGATATTTTAGTTAAAGAGAATGGAAATCTAGATGCATTGCCTGCAGCACAGCTAACGGATTTAACAGCAAGCCAGGAGCGCAATTTAAAGGATTATGCTAGGAAGCTTAGATCTGGGGAGCAAATAGAAAGAAACTCAGCTGAGTATTATGACTTGTTAACAATGGCATCAAGCCCAGCTACTCGTAATAAGTTTTTGCAAACCAACTTAAGAGATCCTAAGTATTTAAATAGTATAAATTCATCACAATTAAGCGAGTTAATGAAAACTCAAGTTGCTGCTCGCAAGGGTGACTCTAAGACTAATAAGTTATTAGACGGTATTCAAACTAAAAACAGTATTATTAATGGAGCTCTTGATGCGGCTGAGATTGAGTATGGAAAGTCTGCGAACAAAGAAAATAATGAGAAGGCTAACAAGTTTAGAAGTGCTGTTGATAAGCTAGTTACTGAGCAGCAGGATAAACTTGGTAGAGAGCTTACGAATGAGGAAGTCAGAGACATAACTGAAAACTTGATGGTAGAGGTTGTAACTGATGATGGCTGGTTTGTTGATACCAAAAAGAAAGTTTTTGAATTGAAGGCAGAGGAATCTGGAGAGGTTAAGTTTTCAGAGATACCAGCTAGAGATAAAGAAGAGATTTCTGCAATATTACGCAAGATGAATAAGCCAGTTAATAACGAGAATATTCAAGCAATGTATATTGCTAAGTTGAACAGATTGAGGTCGAAATAGATGGCATCTGAATATGAAGAAATTGCTTTAACTTTGTTTGATAAAGAAGCGCAGGCTAGTGAGAACGTAAACACTCAGCCTGCGCCACAACAGGAGTCGAGTACCGAATATGAATCGATTGCTACTGATCTATTCGGTAATCCAGAGCAGAACTTTAAACAATCTGCATTTGCTGCATCTAGGAAAGACTCTGGACGGATGGCTGAGGCTGTTAAGCTATCCAAGGATTTTAACTTACCGCCCGAATTTGTTGAGAGAAATTTAGACTCATTAAGAGAAAAAAGGTCTCAGCAAACTGATTTAGATTACGAGCGAATTGCAATGGAGTCTCCAGAGCTTTCTGACTGGTTAAGCAATCCAGTGAATGCGACTGTTGGCAAGAATGATGTAAATAATTTGCAGAAGGTTACTAAAAATAAAAATAGAATAAAGCCATACAATGATGAAGAGTGGCTAGATGCTGGTGGAGCTTTTGAGAGTGGCATGAATAACTTAGCCTCGAGCAGTGTTCATGTGGCTCATGCCTATGGGATGATTGATGCTGATACTGCAGCTGAAATTGTTGCTGCTAGAAATAAGGCGGCTCAAGATGCTAGAGAGCAGGCTCCTAGTTTTGCAAAAGAATATTCAAGAGTTTTGGAAAAAGAAGGTGGCGACATTGATAAGGCTGTTAACCAGTTTTTAGGTGGGGCTGAAGAGTATAGGAAAGGCGAGATATTTAATGCCTTAAAAGAGTTCACAGTTGGTGGAGCCAAGACTGTTGGAGAGACTTTAGATTTTATTGGTGCAGCTACTGTGATGAGGCCGAGGGGTTTTATTAGATCAAGCATTGAGCAGGTGGCTAATATGGCTCCTAGTTTAGTAACTGGGTTTGCTGGGGCTAAGGTGGGCGCTACAGGTGGTGCTGCTATTGGTTCTGCGGCTCCTGGTATCGGGACTGCTGCTGGAGCTACAGTTGGGGGAATAGGCGGGTTTGTTGCTGGATCGTTTGCTGGTGGAGTTGGTGTTGAAGTTGGTGCATGGTTTAACCAAGAGCTTTCTGAGCGCGGCATAGATATAACGAATGCTCAGGAAATTAAGCAGGCCTATTCAAATAAAAAATTAATGGCTCAGATTTTAAAAGAAGCTGAGAGAAAAGGTGTTACCACAGCTGGTGTTGATGCTGCATTTAACCTGTTCGCCGGTAAATTTTTAAAAGGCGCTAAGGGTGCAAAACTGTCTGGAAAAGCTAAGGCTGTTGCGAAGGAAGCTACTGTTCAAACAGTTGGTGAATCGGCTTCAGAATTTGCAGGCCAGGTCGCAGCTCGTGATGGTGACTTAGGTAAAGTAAGTTATGGAGACGTTGTAGCTGAAGGTATTTTAAGTTTAGGAACATCTGCTGGTGACGTTGTAATTGGTGGAGCTGTAAGATCCGTTAGGGAACAATACAGTCAGGATACAGTTGATGCCGCTGAGGAAATTTCAGTTGATAGAAACAGGGCTATGCAGGCTATTGAAGAGTCTCATGCTATTAAAGAGATGGCTGATGCTGCTATTGATTCTAAGACTCGTGAATTATCCCCTGAGGTATTTTCTGACTTAGTTGGAGATGAGCAGCAAGTTTATTTTCAAAATAATGAGTGGGATGAATACTGGAAATCTAAAGGCGAGTCACCAGTTAAAATGGCAGAAGAGCTGTTAGGTATAGATAGCTATAATGACGCGGTGGAGACTGGGCGTGACATTGAAATCGCTGCTAGTGAGATATTATCTAAGCTTGAAGACAAAGAGCAGTTTGATGATCTCATGGGAATACTCAGAACTCAGCCTGATGGTATGACCTACACTGAGGCCAGTGAGTTTTTACAATCCATGCCAGAGACTATGAAAGAGTTATCTGAGGAGGCTGTTGAAAAGCAGGACTTTATTGATCAAGCTGAAAAGTCAGCTCGTGAAATTCAGAAGCAAGTTGAGCAACAGTTGGTCGCGGCTGGTAGGAGTAAAGTTGAAGCGGCTCCTATTGCAGAGTTTTATAGAGTTTTAGGTATTCGTAACAGTCAAGATCCTCAGGAGTTGTTTAAAAAGTATGGGTTGAATATTCAGAAGGTTGATGGGGATGTTACGGCTAGTGGGGATGTTTTATATCAGAAAGAAACTGATCCGCTAGGATTCTATTCTAAATTAAACAGTACCGTTGTAGAAATGGACTTCAAGTCAATCCCAAGTAAAGACCTAGCAAGCCGTTTAAAGAAAACCGATGGCCTTAAAAAAGAAGAGCTTGAGTGGACTGGTGTTATTGACTGGCTTGAGGCTGAATCTCGTAAGGTTAGTAAGGAAGAAGTCGCTGAGTTTTTAAATGGTGGTGGGGTTCAGATTGAGGAGGTTACTTTATCTGAGGCTAGTGAGTCTGATGAGCGCGGTGAATACGACATAAGAGAAGTTGAAGATGATGATGGGGGAATTGTTTATGCTGTTGAAGATTGGGCTGGAAATGATATTGAAGTATTTGATAACGAAACTGAAGCTGAAGATTATATAGAAAGTCTTGTAAGCGAGGCTATGCCTACAAAATTCGAGGACTACTCCCTCCCAGGCGGCGAGAATTATCGTGAGGTTTTGTTGACGTTGCCTCCTGTTGAGGTTGATCCAGGAACACTGAGCAGGCTCGAAGTAGACTATGAGGATATGCAGGCTCAAGCACAGAGAGCTGCAAAAGAAAAGGCCGATATAATCTTAGAGTTTTCAACTTTGTTTGCAAAAGAAAATGCAGACATGAGTGATGAAGCTCGCAGGATGATGTTTAAAGAGGTCAGGAATAAGATTGAATTTGCTGGTGAGGGAAGAAATCGACCAGAGGTTGACGAAAATCAACAGAGGTCTGTTGATGAATTTATGGAGTCTGATCAGTTCAGCGATGAATTAAAGCAGCTTTTTATGGAGGCTGTCATTGCCACAAAAAAGGAAACTGGCCTTAGCTTTCAAGAATATACCATGAGCAGCGAATTAAGAGATGCAAGGAAGAATAAAAGCGCAAAGAACTACACCTCCTCCCACTGGGACCAAGAAAACGTCCTAGCCCACATGCGCTTAAGTGATCGTGTAGATAGTAATGGAAAGAAAACATTATTGATTGATGAGATACAGAGTGACTGGCATCAGGAGGGGCGGAAGAAGGGGTATAAACAAGCTTCGATTGATGCTGATGTTATTGAATTTCTAAGAAACGAAACAGATGGATTGCTTGATAAATTAATTGATAAGTATAGCTTAGAAGGTCCTGACTATAGAAGTAAAATTCAGGATATAGCCAATCAACAACGTGATGGAGTCCCAAACGCCCCCTTCAAACAATCAGATGCCTGGGCCATGCTCGTATTTAAACGCGCCTTAAGAATGGCAGCAGAGCAAGGTTATGATGCTGTAGCGTGGACGCCTGGGGATGTTCAGGCTGAGCGGTATGATTTAAGTAAAAAGATAAGTAAGGTTTCTTACGATTCGCAAACAAAAACATTGGTGGCCGTTGATCTAAATGGAACTCCTGTTATGACAGAATCGGTAGAAGAAAATAAAATTGACGATTATGTTGGGAAAGATGTTGCTGAAAAACTAGTAAATTCTGAGCCTAATGAGAGTGGCATTAAATCTATTGAGGGCGATGGCCTTAAAGTCGGCGGCGAAGGCATGAAAGCCTTCTACGATAAAATGCTACCTAAAGCTGTAGGTAAGTATATTAAGAAGCTTGATAAGTCTGCGAAGGTGGGGGTTGATTCTGTTGATGCTGGTGAGCGTGAGATAAGCGCAAGAGATGAAAAGTATGACGAACTCAGGAAAGACATTAAAGGATTTTCGATTGATGACTTTAAAGTTGATGAATCAATATCTGACGAAGATAGAACTGTTTATAAGGTGCCAGCCTCTAATAGATATTATACAGTTCAGCACTACAACAATGATAGTGTGGTTTACACAAATGAAGATGCTGATATCTATGGCGAGAGATTCAAGTCTGTAGATAAGTTTAAAGAAGTAATGTTTGGTGACATGACAGACAGGTCGGCCACCCAGCAAGTCTGGCACCTCCCAATAACAGAAAAACTAAAAGCAGAAGTCCTATCAGGACAGACATTATTTCAAGATGACAAAAAGGGTTTCATAACAAAAGGCCCAACAGATTTCTTTAATAACATTACATTATTGAGAAAGGCAGATAAGTCTACTTTCTTGCATGAGTCTGGGCATTACTTTTTAGAAATACTAAAGGATATGTCAGCGCTTGATAATACTAGCCAAGAGATTAAGGATGACTTTCAAGGCATTCTTGAGTGGCTAGGTGTTGAGTCAGCAGATCAGATAGAAGTTGAGCATCATGAAAAGTGGGCGCGTGGTTTTGAGGCTTACTTAAGAGAGGGCAAGGCTCCATCTGATAAATTAAGAAAAGCGTTTAATACGTTTAAGGTTTGGTTGACTCAGGTTTATAAGAACTTAAGGCAGCTTAATGTTGAGCTATCTCCAGATGTTAAAGACATTATGAATAGAATGCTAGCGACTCAGGGGGAGATTGACGCCGCCAGAAAAGAGATGCGTGATGAGCCTCTGTTTACAGATCCAATAGCTGCAGGGATGAGTGAAGCTCAGGCTCAAAAATATCGTGATGCTCAGGGCATGGCTATGATCGCAGCTCAAGAGAAGCTACAAAAGAAACTCATGCGTGATCGTGAGAGAAAATTAAAATTAAAAAAGAAACCTATAAGAGATGAGATAACAAAGCAGGTAAATGAAGAGCGCGTATTTGATGCCATAAGTATCCTTAAAAAGGGTGTTCATGCTGATGGTGCTGAATTGGGTGATGGTATCTCTGCCATTAAACTTGATAAGTCTGAGTTTGAAAAAAGGTTCCCACAGTTTAAAGGTAATCGAAATTTTTACGGCATGTTCTCATCTGAGAATACAGTCCCTATGGATATGGCAGCATCGATGTTAAATTACGCTAGTACTCAGGATATGGCTGTAGAAATAGCAAACGCTCCTAAGAAGCAAGACTATATTAACTCGCTGACTGAACAGAGGTTAAGTGAGATAGCTGATGATTTATTGAATAAGGATGTGATCGCAGTTGAGGCGATGATGGACTACCATAATGAGGATCGAATGAAAAAGATCCGCATGGAGTATGAGCACATTGCCAGCAACAATAAGGGTGTTTCTAGGGAGATCACTCGTAGGGTTTCAAAAAGGCCGACTCCTCAGAAGCAAATTAAAGATCTTGCGATTAAATCTATTAATAATATGCCAGTTGGTAAATTAAAGCCTAACACATATCGATTAGCTGAGAGACGTTTTGCAAAACTCGCAGGCCAGGAGTTAGCCAGGGGTGATGTTCAGGCAGCATTTGAAGCTAAGGAAAAAGAGCTATTCAATTATGAATTATATCGTGCTGCTGTAGAGGCTAAGCAGACTGTTGATAAAAAGGTTAAAGATACTAAGAAGTTTTTTAAGAAGGATGAGGATTTAGCTAAAACTCGTGAGCTTGATTTTATAAATGCAGCTCGTGCAGTTCTGTCACGCTATGGTATTGGCAGAGCTAAGAATGATCCAATGGCTTACCTTGGTAAGATGAAGGAGTATAACCCTGATGCTTATGAGACTGTAAGTTCTATTATTGTCGGTGTTATGGACGATCCAGATAACTATAAGAATATTGAGTATTCTAAGTTTAAGGATGTGATGGAGTCTATCCAGGCATTATGGGATTTATCTCGTGATGTTAAGACTGTTGATGTTGACGGCGTAAAGTATGAAATATCAAAAGCTGTAGAAGAAATGTCAGCTGATATGCAGAAATTTATTAAGCCTAAAGCTAAAGAAAAATATAACAGAACGGCTACTGATCTTGAGAAGATGAAGGTTGGTCTTTTAAGCGTAAAGGCTTTAGTTCAAAGATACGAGTCCTGGATTGACATTATGGACCTTGGTGATGTCAGGGGTTCGTTTAGGAAGTTTTTATTTACTAATATTTCTGAGGCTGTTGATAAGTTTGAAGTTCAGAACACTCAGTATAAGAAGCGAATACTAGAACTATCTGCACCAATAAAAGAAAATATGGATCTGACTAAGCCTATTCAGGCTGATGAGATTGGTTTTGAATTTAAAAACAAAGCTGAATTATTGGGAGCATTGATACACACTGGGAACGAATCGAACCTTAAGAAATTATTAGTTGGTTACGGATGGGGCGAGCTTGATGAGAATGGAGACTTGATCCGAAGTAATTGGGATAAGTTTATTTCTCGAATGCAGTCTGAAGGTGTATTAACAAAAGAAGATTATGATTATGTTCAGTCTCTTTGGGATCTGATGGAGGAGATTAAGCCTCAGGCTCAGAAGGCCCATAAGAAGGTGTTTGGATTTTATTTCGATGAGATTACCCATAAAGAATTTGAAACCCCATTTGGTACCTATAGAGGTGGATATGCACCAGCCAAGGTTGATCCATTCGCTGTTACTGATATAGCTCGTAGGTCTGAGCTTGAGGAGTTTACAAAAAGCAATACAGCGTTTAACTGGCCAGCTGCTGGTGGTCGTGGGTTTACTAAATCTAGGGTTGAAAATTTTAATAAGCCATTAAATTTAAACATCGGTTTGGTTGGCAGGCATGTAGAGGACGCATTAAGGTTTGCTATTGTTAAGCCAGCAGTTGTTGACGCTGCTAAAATATCAGTGAACCAAGAGTTTAAAACAGCGATGGGTGAGTTAGATCCTGTGGCGATTGATCAGATTATAAAGCCTGCTCTAAATAGAGCTGATAAAAACACTATACAGAATACTGATCCTAGCAAGAACAGGGTTATGGGAGGCATTGGTAGGTTTCTTAAAAGTAGCGCCAGTGCTCAATTAATGTTCGCAAACGTGGTGAATACAGTGGAGCAGTTTGCAGGTTTTGGAATATCGGCTACAAAAATTAGCCCTCGGTATATAGCAAGGTCTGGGTTTAAATTTATGTCGAACCCTAAGCAGATGTCTGCTGACATTGCCGAATTATCTCCAGCTATGAGAACACGCTCTGATGAGCAGATGTTTGAGATTCAGAAGCAAGCTCGAGATATATTTAGTGAGAAAAACAATTATACTAAAATGAAAGACTGGCTTACTAAACACACATATTTTCTACAGGCCTTTACTCAGAACATTGTTGATAGCATCACATGGCAGGCTAGTTATGATGAGTCTGTGGCCTCTGGATTAACTAACAAGGAAGCTATTAGAAAAGCTGACAGTGACGTTAGAACTACTCAATCATCGAGAAGATCGTTTGATGTTAGTAATTTAGAGACCAATGAGACTCTGCAGTTCTTCCAGATGTTTATGAACTTTTTTAATATGCTGGCTAATGTAAATCATGCCAATTTCAGCAAGCTTTATTATGAAGATATTGGAATGAAAAAGAAATTCGCTAAGGGTTTATATTTATATATGGCAGGGTTTGCTGGTGTTGCCATATTTAGTGGGGCGCTCAGGAAGATGGCCGCTGGTGGTTTAGATGCTGATGATGATGATGAGTATTTAGATGATCTTTATGATGTATTAATTGGATCACAGATTGATCTAGGGCTAGCTATGATGCCTGTCGCGGGGCCAGCTATAAATGCTGGTATAAATAGGTATAACGATAAATGGTATGATGATCGAGTTTCAGCATCACCTGCAATGTCTGCTTTAACAACTGTTGTAGGGGCACCTGCTGGATTATTCGACAAGGATGGAGACCTTAGGAAGCAAGGTGTGCGGGATGGATTTACGGCACTTGGTATTTTAACTGGTATGCCATTAAGGCCAATATCTAAGCCAATTACATATTTAATGGACGTAAGTTCAGGTGATGCTGATCCAACTGGGCCTATTGACTTTACGCGTGGTCTAGTTACAGGAAAACCTGGAGTTGAGTGACGAATGATTTTTAATTTTATAAGATTTAATAAATCGGGGGAAATAAATGGGATTAGATTCTACCACAAATAGAAATGACTATACTGGCAACGGTGCTGTTTCAGTTTACGCATACGGTTTTAAAATACTTAACCAGTCGCACCTGTTAGTTACTGTTAAGGATACTGACGATGTAGAAACTCAGTTAACGATAACCACAGATTACACTGTTGATGGTGTTGGATCTAGTAGCGGAGGTAACGTTACCTTAGTTGATTCAAGTCAAGATTGGCTAGATGCTGAGGGAGATTTGAAGACTGGATATTCTCTTAGTATTAGAAGGGTAGTCCCATTAACTCAAGACACAGATATAAGAAACCAATCTAGTTATTATTCTGAAACTCACGAGGATGCTTTTGATTATTCTATGATGGCTGACCAGCAGCAGCAGGATGAGATTGATAGGTCGGTGAAGTCTCCAGAGACCTTGCCAGCAAGTGCGTTTGATCCATCTCTTCCTAGCGGAATAGACACTGCAAATGTTTCATTAATCGTAAATCCAACTGGTGACGCGTTTATTGTTGGGCCTACTGCAGATGAAATATCTGGGGCCAATGCCTCTGCTATAGCTGCTGATGCCAGTGCTACACTATCAGAGCAGTGGGCTACAAAAGATGATGGCATTGTGGATACCACTGACTATTCTTCTAAGGCCTGGGCTGTGGGTGGAACAGATGTCACCGATACAGCATCTAGAGGAGCCGCAAAAGAATGGGCTACAAAGACATCTGGGACTGTAGACACTACTGAATATTCAGCAAAGCATTACGCTAATGCTGCTGCAGCAAGTGCTAGTGATGCCGCCGCCGCAGCAGCTGCTC